CCATACCACCAGATAATTCTGCAATAGTATCATGCTCAGGATCTCTTGATGCAGAACCACTAGATACTGCTAAATATAATCCATTTTCAGAAGCTGTACTTTGATTTTTAACTAAAACTCTATCTCCTGCAACAAGAGTTACACCATCAATAGCATCACCAGCTTCTAAACCATTTGATAAATTAACATTTGCTGTTGTTGCACACTCTGCAATAATTCTAGTTCTTAATCCAGCAACTGCATTATCAACATAAGTTGTTGCAGCTTTTGCATCTATTTGTGTTTGAGCATTAGATGATAAAGTATTAATGTATTGAAATTCTGCACTTGTAACTGTTCCATTTGCAATTTTAGTAGCATCTATAGCTGCACTTGCATTTATATCTGCATTAACAATTGCACCATCTGTTATTTTAGCAGAAGTAATTTGTGAGTCTGCTATTTTAGCAGTTGTAACTTGGCTATCAGCTATGTGAGCAGTATCAATACTACCATCAACATAATGTTCTGAATTTATAGAATCATCAGCTATCTTTGATCCATTAACTGAATCTGCTGCTAATTTTGCAAGAGTAACATTACCATCTGTAATTTTTGCTGTTGTAATTTGTGCGTCAGCAATATGAGCTGTGTCTATTGAAGCATCTACATAATGCTCAGAATTTATACTATCATCTGCAATCTTAGTTCCATTTACAGAGTCTGATGCTAGTTTAGCAAGTGTTACATTACCATCAGTAATCTTAACTGTCGTTACTGCGTTTGATGCAAGTTTAGCAGCAGTTATAGCACTATCTGCAATATTAGTTGTGCCAATAATTTCTGTAGGAATAGATGAATTAGTTTTTGATAAAGCACCTACAAAAACATTAGTTATAGCTTCACTTGATAATGAACCTGAATCCCATGTTACATTAACAGTTGTGTTTGTTGAAAAAGATGATGAACTAATTGTTCCAAAAATTGTACCAGGAGTTGCTGCAATTAATTTTATTCTTCTTCCTGCATGATAAAAAGAAGTTACATCAACACCTGCAATTGTAAATGCAGTACCACTTACATAAGCTGCTGTGTAAGCACCTGAACCATCTCCATACTCTACCCATTGACTATCGTTAAACCATTCTCTAGTATTCTTCATTAACGCCCTTATGGCGTTGTTTAGATTAGAAGGTAACATTCCTTCAGCAGTAGAAATACCATTAAGATCAGTATTACTTGCTTGGGTTGTGGAATAATCTTTTATACCTGCCATTTTAATCTCCTAAGAACCAAGCAAATGCTTTATTATTTTCTTGATTTTTTTCATTTATTAATGCGTTAATAGCTTCCTCAATTTGTCTTTGAAAAAACTCTTGTGTTTCAAAACTGTATCTAACATTATCTATATCAGTTTTATCTGTCATCTCAACCCTGATCTTGATGCAACTAAATCTATTCCTTGAGCATCTTTCCAAGCTCCTCCACTTGGTATTTTAACATTAACTTTAACATATCTTCCAGATTGTCTTACTGGATTAATACCTGTTGAGTTCATGCTTGAAGAAGTTGATTCTGTAGCACTATCAGCAAGTCTATCTCTAGTTTTTAAAGTAACTGTAGCTGTTGCATCTACTATAGGTCTTACACCTATTATAGACGATCTTGTTCCTGGAAACAACTCTAATTCTGTAGTTTCTATTTCTCCAATATTATCTGTACCTGAAAAAATTGCAGCTTTATAATCACTATCTATTGCACCAAGTAATAATTGTCCACCAGACCAAAAATCAGTATCTAATGATATATTAATATTATCTAAGTTTTCTGAAATAATATCCATAAGTTCTACTGTATAAGCTCCAACGAATTGTGAAAATATTGTACTAGCATTTGTTGTAGCAGTTGACCATTTTTGAGTAGCATAATTATAAATTAAAACCTTATCACAAATTCCAGTAGTATTAGATGTATCAGCAGAAGATGGATATAACCAAATTGCTAATTGATTAAAAGGATCTGTTGCTGCAACTATTCTATCAGCGAATGCTTTGTTTAAATCTAAATCAAAAAATCTATTTACTTTCTCTGCACCTATTGCTGTAACTTGATCTCCATTAACTTCAAAGAATCCATCATCAGCATAAAAGAAAACTCTACGATTATCTTGACAAACAGTTCTTCCATATACTGCACCTCTATTAGGTGAAATTACTGATAGTCTAAATACTGTTGCACCACCCACATAGTCCATTCTAATTATTTGGTTTTGTCTAAATACATAACCAATCTCTCCAGAAGTTATGTGAACTATTTGTCCACCTGATCCTGGTAGGTCTTGCAAGTCTGATTGTTTTGTTCCAGATTCCCAAGTTGTAATATCATTAATTCCAGACCATTGTATTCTATTGGATGCACCAACATGATTACCTGTTACTAAAAAATCTCTAATAACTCCTGAGCATTTAAATACTGGTACAGTACCTGATGTTCCAATAGTTGAAAGGTCTGCAAAAGCAGATGATGTTCCCATTAAATAAAATTGAGCTGGATCTACACCATTACTAGCAATTACATAATTTCCAAATTGAGTAAAAGTTATATAGTCATTAGATTGTCCTGTTAAAGGAGTTCCACCGACAAAATTAGTTGTTGTTAGTCTTGCAGTATCAGAAGATACATTAGTTAAATTTTCTCTACCAACAGTTGCTCTTGTTACTGTTACTACTGCATCTGATACTGTTGCTGAAAAATCTGCATGACCATTAATAGTAGTTTTTAAATTTGTTGCTGTCGTATTGTTATTTGTTTGAACTTGAAATTGATTAGTAGATGGTGATCCAGTTGATGAAGTAAATACAATTGTTGATCCATCATTTTTAGATAAAGTAATAGTTTTACCAGCACCAATATTTGCATAATCAGAAACTGTAATTGTGCAAGTTGCAAAAGAATTATTTAATACTTTTCCACCTGCTCCTCTTTCTGTAAATGCTCCACCAGTTAATTCATAAAGAGTATCTTGTGTTGCTACAAAGTTAAATACAGTATTAGCATTATCTCTGAAAGAACCTGCACCTCTTGAATCTTTTGTAATAGTATTTGAAGAATAATTAACTAATGAAGGAAATCTTTTATAAGAATTTAAAGCATAATAAACATTGTTAGCTACATTAGCACCAGGATTATTATGTTCTGGTTGATCTGGTAGCCATTCGCCAAAAGGTATCTGCATTATTTTCCTACTTTTTTAATAGCTTTTTTGTGAGCTTTATTAAAACTCATTCCTTGTATCATTTCTTTAAGCATTATACTCATGTGTTTTTTACTATGATGAGGAGAATGTTTTTTTATTAATTTTTTTTCTCTTTTATCTATCATGTTGTTTATCCATTATTACTTGTAACAATTCTTGATATATCATTAAACGCACCAGGAACACTTACATCACCTCTTTGTTGTAAAGGTGCATTTCCATATTGATCTTCTCTGTCATTTCTCTCAAGTCTTTCAAGAGATGTTACATATTGTTGTTGCCATTGTTGAACTTGTCTTGGTTCAATACCACCTAAAAAATTAGCAGCATGATATAAAGCACCATATAAATAAATTGAAGGGTGATTAGATAAAATATAATTAGAAGTATTTGAATCTGATAAAGCATCAAATTCTTTATAATAATTTATAACTGCTGTGTAAGAGCTTGAAGGGATTGGAGCAAATCTAAAATTATCACCAAGTATTGTAAATGTTTTTGGCATTCCAGTAGTTGAACTACCTCTAATTTGATCCATTTGAGCAGGTGTAATATATTCTAAAGAATGTTTAGTTCCACCTTCTAAAATATAAAAATCTCTAACTTGTAAAAAACCTGTTGGTAAAGTTTCTGTTTCAGAATCAATAGTAAATGAAGCATTTGACTCTATCATTCTACCAATTCTTAATTTAGAATTAAAATCTTTTTCTGCTAAAACAATAAAATCTTCAGCTATCTCAGTTGTAAGATCAGTTCTATTTAACCAGTTTGCTATTGATGTTTTTAAATCTGAGTATGTTGCTAATGCCATTATAATTTACCTTCTGCTGTTTTAAAATATTGAAACTCATTACTATTTAATTTTGTTTTTAATATTTTATTTTGAACTTCTTTAGGAAGTACAAACCAATTACTATCACCATTATACTCTTTTGCCCAAACACTTAAAGCTAAAGTTGGAATACTAGCTACTCTTTTTAAATCTCTTGATTTAGAATAACCATCATCTTGATTTAATAATATTTTATTATGTTTTAAATGAGGATCTATATTAACTTCTTCATTTACAACAATTTTATTTTCCATATCATCTAGGGAAAATGTTTCTTTCTTTAAACCATCAACAACTATATCTTTTTTCATCTGCCTTGACCTTTATATCTATTTTGATTTTTTTGCCTACATTCAGATTTGTTCTGAGATTTTTTATGACAACCTGGTCGTTTTTTAGGCTGATCTCTTGGAACAAAGTGAGTAAACTTTTGTTTAGCCACTAAGCACTCATTTCAGTAATAGAAACTTCAGCAGTACCTATAAAAGCTACTTTCTCACCAGGTGAAACTTTAAAAATTTCAGGTTGGTCAGCAGGTATAAAAATAGTTGAAGAATTAGCAGTTGCAACCGCAGTTGGGTTTGCACCGAATAAAATATAAACATCAGCAGTTGATGCTATTCTTACATATTCAGTTTGTGATCCAAATGCAGCAGATTGTGCTGATGTTCCACCACTTGTTTTACCTTGATGGGTAGTAGGTCTTAGTCCGTAATTAAAACTCATATTTTTTCTCCTAATTTTAAGGGGGAAGTACCGCTAGGTAAGATCCCCCAAATATTGTTATATACTATTATCTTCTAATTACGAAAGTAATTTCCATTTTAGAAGTATTTGTTGAACCAC